TCAACCTCGACCGTGTTAGCCACATGATTACAAAAATGTGGATGGACGGTCCTAACGGCTACGGAAAACTTAAAATGCTTCCAACTCCAATGGGTCAATTAGTTTCGACCATGTTGGAGTCGGGAGTTAAATTAGGAGTTTCTAGTCGCGGATCAGGCGAAGTAGATCCAAGTGGTAACGTTCAAGGTTTTGAAATTATCACAGTGGATGTGGTAGCACAACCAAGTGCGCCAGGCGCCTACCCAACACCAGTTTACGAGCACCTTATGAATAGTAACGGTGGTTACCAGGCATTTAAAGTGGCACAAGAAGTCCAAGGCGACACACAGGCACAACGATACATAGCAGAGAGCTTGAAAAAAGTAATTCAAGGTCTTAAATCTTAAGGAGAATCACAATGCTAGATTTTGTAAAACAATTGTTTGAAAACAACGTGATTTCCGAAGAAACTAAGTCGGAGATTGAATCCGCTTGGGAAACTGCTGTTCAAGAAAACCGTGACAAAATCTCTACCGAATTACGTGAAGAGTTTGCTACGAAGTATGAGCACGATAAAACCGCAATGGTTGAAGCAGTAGAAAAGATGCTTTCAGACAGAATTACTGCTGAGCTATCTGAGTTTGCTGAAGACCGCCAGGGGCTTATCGAAGCAAGAGCCAAGTATGCTAAGAAAATGAAAAACGATTCCAAAGCAATGGAATCTTTTGTTCTTAACAACTTGAAAAAGGAACTTGCTGAACTTCGTGAAGATCGTAAATCGGTTGCAGGTAATGTTGCCAAATTAGAATCTTTCATAGTGAATTCATTGGCGAAAGAAATCGCAGAATTCCACGCAGACAAGAAGGATCTTGCTGAAACCAAAGTTAAACTTGTTAGAGATAGCAAGGCTAAATTTGAAGCAGTGAAACAAGACTTCATTGCTAAGGCTTCCAAGATTGTTTCAGAAACAGTATCGAAAGGTATTAAATCTGAAATGGGTCAATTGAAAGAGGACATTGAGGCAGCTCGCAGAAATGATTTTGGTCGCAGAATTTTTGAAAGTTTTGCAAGCGAGTACGCAACAAGCCATCTTAATGAAAAATCAGAAACTGCTAAACTTCTTAAAGTTGTAAAACAGAAAGAAGATGCAATTGCTGAAGCGGAAGCGAAAGCGGAAGAAGTTAAGAATATTGTTGAAAGTAAAGATGCTGAAATCGCAAAAATCAAAGACGCAAGCGAAAGAAAAGAGATTATGTCAGAATTGATGGCACCTCTTTCTAGAGACAAGCGTGAAGTGATGAGCGAACTTTTAGAATCTGTACAGACTAACAAATTACACGCTACATTTGACAAGTACATTCCAGCCGTAATGGAAGGAAACGTACCAGCGAAGAAGGCGTTGACTGAAGGCAAAGAAGTTACAGGCGATAAAAACACACAGGCACCAATCGGCGCAGAGAACAAAGGCGCTGAGATATTTGACATCCGCAGGCTTGCGGGACTAAAAGTTTAAAGGAGAACAAAAAATGTCACAACTATTAGAGTCACGCTGGTCAGAAACCAAAGACGCCCTTTTAGAAGGTCTTCAAGGTAACAAGCGTACTGTTATGGCAACGACTCTGGAAAATACCCGTAAGTATTTGTCAGAGAGTGCTACAGCAGGTGCTACTTCTGCCGGCAACGTCGCAACACTAAATCGCGTCATTCTTCCAGTAATCAGACGTGTAATGCCAACTGTAATCGCAAACGAATTAGTTGGTGTTCAACCAATGACTGGACCAGTAGGTCAAATTCACACACTACGTGTTAGATACTCAGACACTTTCTCAAGTTCATCTGGTACTGGCGCAACAGCGGGTGAAGAGGCACTATCACCTTTCAAAATTGCTGAAGGGTATTCAGGAAATGATGACATCAAGGCTGGTTCTACTGCATCTTTAGAAGGTACAGCAGGAAACAGATTGTCAATTCAAATCTTGAAACAAACAGTTGAAGCGAAAACACGTAAGTTATCAGCTCGCTGGACTTTTGAAGCAGCTCAAGATGCACAAGCTCAACAAGGCATTGACATCGAGGCTGAGATCATGGCAGCTCTTGCACAAGAGATTACTGCTGAAATCGATCAAGAAGTTATTACTTCTTTAACTTCATTAGCAGGTACAGCAGCATTAACATACGACCAAGCAGCGGTATCAGGTACTGCTACTTTCGTTGGTGATGAACACGCAGCACTTGCTGTTCAAATCAACAGAGTTGCTAACTTGATCGCTCAGCGTACAAGACGTGGTGCAGGTAACTGGGCTGTTGTTTCACCAACAGTATTAACTCTGTTACAATCTGCAACAACTTCTGCGTTCGCAAGAACAACAGAAGGTACTTTTGAAGCACCAACAAACACTAAGTTTGTAGGAACTTTAAACAGTGCAATGCGTGTGTATGTTAACGGTTATGCTACATCTGATGATGTGCTAATTGGTTACAAAGGTTCAAGTGAGTCAGACGCAGCAGCGTTCTACTGCCCATACATTCCATTAATGTCAAGCGGTGTTGTACTTGATCCTGCTACTTTTGAACCAGTAGTTTCGTTCATGACTAGATATGGTTATGTAGAGTTATCAAACACTGCATCATCTCTAGGTAATGCGGCAGACTACTTGGGTAAAGTTGCAGTAACAGCAGCAAACCTACGTTTTGCATAAGCATTAACACTTTACAGTGTATTAAAAGGGCGGCATTTATGTCGCCCTTTTTTTATGGCTTGACAATCTGTCAAAAATAGTGTTAAATAATAGTATGGAAGACATTACTAGCCATAAAGATTTTGACAAGATAAGATCACAATTGGATAAGTGGCGAAAGCGGTTTCCCATGTTCGGACATGATGTTAGGCGAATACAATCAGCCATAGAAGTTCATATGAAAAACTATATGGATTTTCTAATCAAATACAAGCAAACCAAAAGCGATAGATACATCGATCACGCCCAAGGCGAAATAGACAAAATAAATCAACTGTTAAACACCATAAGCAAGGTTGAACTTATGGCATTATTGAGCAAAGGATAAATACATTTGTCAATAAGCGAGCCGCTTAATATGTGGCGGACTTATGGGGTACCCGCCCCGTAGACCTAGAACGTCAATATAAGGAGAAAACAATGGGAAGACCTATAAACAAGAGACACTTTGGTGCATTAGGTAGCGATACTGTATCACCAAACATTCCAGTAGAAGCAGCATTTATTGCCGGTGAGATTAAGAGAGCCGAGGCTACAGGTGGAGCAGAAGTATTCATCGTAAAACAAAAATCTTCTAGAAGATTCTTAGTACAATCGGTTGATGATGGCGAACAGGCAATCTGTAAATTAGTGAATAAGGTGACTGATTCATCTGCTGTTGCAGCAGGCGAAATGGTTATCATTGGTTACTACAATGGGCAGGCTGTTAATATTCAAAAAATGTCAAACAGAGTTGCTACAGATTTTAACAGCAACAGATACAAGTGGTCAGTACAAGACGACTCGACTACAACTATCTTAATCTTGTCTGACATGTAAGGTGACGTATGGCACAGTTTTTACAAATTAACGGAGACTATAATATAAAGACCAGCGAGGGCGGACAGGTTCTGTTCGACACTGGTCCAGGGATCGGTGAGGTTAGAGTCACTGGTAACCTAGTAGTTGAAGGTGATACTCTTACTGTGTCTGCGGAAAACTTGAATGTTAATGATAATGTTATTATTCTAAACTATGGAGAAACGGGTGCTGGTGTTTCACTAAGATATGCTGGTATCCAGATTGATAGAGGAACAGAGCAGCCCGTTTCAATCCTATGGGACGAGAATGAATCAGCCATTAACTTTGTTACAGGATCGCCGGAAGGTATTCTAAATTGGTCCGACAGTAATATCAGAGTAAGAAGAATTTTTACTGATTCGGATACTGACGGAGGAGACCTAACACTAATTGGAACTGGTGCAGGAGTGGTCAAGGTAGCAGGCACACTAAACTATGAACAACAGATAACCGATGATGACGACATTCCTAACAAAAAATATGTTGATGATTCTATTAGAGATAATCCAACATTCCAGATTGTTGATGACGACACGAGAGTTATTGTTAGTGAAGTTGATGTTAGTGGATCACTGGATTATCTAACCGACAATACTGGATTCAGTTCTTTTGGTGAAAGTGCTGTTTCGGTAATTGTAGATGGTAATCTTAATTCTCAGTTTTATGCAAATAGAGCGGTCATACAGAGTTTAGAAATTAATGACAACGAAATAACAAACAACGATACGAATGCTAATGTTTATATTAGAACACAAGGTACTGGTAAGTTACAAACCAATTATGGTATTGAACTAGAACAATCTGGAGTTACTCCTGCATATGTTAATAATTCAACCATAATGTATTCAAACACACCAAGCATTGGTAGAAGCGGAGTGTATGTAAGTAATGCACAGGCAAATACCAGCGGAGAACTTGTTAGTAAAAATAGAGCATTGCTATTTGGTATGATATTTTAGGAAAGATAATGATAACAAGCACACTAGTTACATCGACAAATGTTAGTACGCCACAAAAGGTTTTTACCAGTTCAACAACTGGTGCGCCTATAGGCGGTGCTGTTACCGGACAAACAAATGCAATTACTACGATGGTATTGTGTAATACTGGAGCACCTAACCCAACTGACGAATCAGTGAATACAGTAAATGTAAATATTCATCTTGTACCGTCAGGAGGTTCATATTCTGCAGCCAACACCATAGTAAGTAATTTGACAATACCCGCAGGCGAAACTGTATTTTTCAGCGATGAAAAAATTATTTTAGATAGCGGTGACGAAGTTTGGGTAGGTACAAGTGCAGCAAGTTTGATCGGTATAACAATAAGCACACTGCCGGTATAGGAGTAGCGAATGAAATTTTTAAAATCACAAAACACTTCGCGCTACAGTCCTAGCGATAACACATTCTTAGTGAATCCTTACGGAAGAGCAGTAATGGATTTCAATGGAGCAGTAATGGTTCCAAAAGGAACTACTGCTGAAAGACCAGATATTACTTCTGTAAGACAACCAGCAGAAGGTAATGCAACATATCCTGCTAATGGATATCTAAGATTTAATACTGATGATAATGCATTTGAAGGTTACATAAACGGTAGATGGGAAACTATTAGAGCACCAGGCGCATCAACAATTTCCATAGAAACATTTGGTCCGGGTGATGCAACCAGCACACTGTTTGGTCCCTTATCAAACGTGCCTGCAAGTGCAAATAATTTAATAGTTTTAGTTGAAAACGTTATGCAAATACCAACAACAAACTTTACCATAACACAGAATCCTAGCTCAACAGGAACAGGTGAAGAAGTTGATTCAGGAAATTTTGTAACAAGTACGGAATACATTATTACTGCAACTGGTTCAACAGATTTTGTATCAGAACATGGAGCAGCAGATAACAATCCTGGAACAGTATTTACGGCAGCATCAGCAGGAACTCCTGATGCAACCGGGTTGGCTAGACCAACAGGATGGTACTTAAACTTTACTTCGGCAGTACCGTTTGATAAAAATGTTACGATGTTCTTTGGATTTGCAAACTAATGGCACAACTGGGGCGAATAAGCGGACACTTACTTAATGCTAACCTTGAAAGGAACGGCGTTGATCTTACATTTAAAAATACCAATTTTGATTCGGCATTACTTTTTCTTGATGTAAATTCAAACAAAATAGGTGTTAAAACAGATTCCCCTATTTTTGATTTAGACATCAACAATGATATTTCAACTACAAATGCAAATGCTACTAATAGAGCAAACATTGACAATATCATAGTTAATAACAACAGTAATTTTACTACAAAAGTAGGACCAATAAACATTGTTCCTGATCAAAACAATCCAAACATTTTTTTAAACAGGATGAGATCGGATGATTTGGATTTTAATGATAACACAATAAGTGGTTTGAATAGTAATCAACCAGTTGCATTCCAGGCAAGCGGAAGCGGAACTATAGAAGTTTTTGCTAATGCAAATGTTACTGGCGACCTAAGCATATCAGGTAATGTTTTAATTGATGGAAACCTTTCATCAGCAGGAACTGTAATAGTTGGTGATAGTCCGTTGGACACAATTACTATAGCACCCGATCTTACACAGAATATTGTTCCTGGTGATGACAATGTTCATGAATTAGGACAACAGGCAAATGATTCTAGTCCAAGAAGATGGGCAGAACTTTGGACACCAGATTTAACAAATGTTGATACAATGAGACCTAATGCTGCTATAGTCAGTGACCAAACCAGCATGGATGGTGTTAATAACGAAATTTTTGCCTTACAATCAAACGATCCAATAGTGCTTGCTCCTGATAGCGGAATAAACTATATTGAATGGACAAGATGGCATGAAATAACAGCAAGTTCAACTTCTGCAAGCATAAGCGGTACAACACTTACGGTAGGCGGAACGATAACAGGTTCTTTTATTCCAGGCACCCAACTGTCTGGTGTTGGAATACTTCCGGGCACCGTAATTACAGAAACATCAACAGGCAGCGACAGTTCCGGAACATATACGGTTAATTTAAATTATGATGGCTCGGGTGGTAATCCTAGTCCAATCGGACCCATATCAATCACAGGGTCAGTTGATAACATAGACAATCTAACTGACATCGGTGGTGGTCCAAGAATTTCTCCACAAACACCTCTTACCTTTGCCAGCACTGGCATTGGCTACTTAAGATTTACGGATACAAGTGCAATTGTAGTGCCTGCAGGCGATAATTCAGATAGACCAGCAAGACCAGAACTGGGAGATACTAGATGGAATACTGCACTAGATTACCTAGAATGTTTTGCCGGCCCTGTTGAAGCAGTAACAGCCAGCGGAACAGTTAGCGGACTAGCAGACCAAACAGTTAGTTCAGGAGCAACTACATCAGATGGTCCAGGAACGGGGGCAGCATTTAACCTAAGCATAGTATCAGGAGTGTTAAGCATTTCTATTACCGCTGTAGGACAGGAATACCTACAGGGTGACAAAATTTATATAAGTGGTACAGTTTTTGTTGGTGGATCTAGTCCAGCCAATGACATTGAACTAACGGTTGGTGCGCAGACCACGGGCGGGTACGCAATTGCAACTGGTGGTGGTGAGGAAGTTACTGAGGAATTAATGGAAGACCTGGGTAACGTATATGCCCTAATACTGGCATAATTCTTCATAAAGGCTAAATACTAGTGTTAATGCCGACCAAGCATTAATCTTTTACTGTGGTTAGCCCGCAATGCAAGGTGGCTAGAGGGACAGGATCCCCGTGTATAAGGAGAGACAATGGCGATTGGTCGTATATCAGGGCCGCTCTTAAAGGCAAATCTCATACGTAACGGTGTGGATTTGGCATTTGAGACCGACTTACTTTACATTGATGTCAATAATAACCGCATAGGTATCAATAATGCGTCTCCTAGCACGGACTTGGATGTTAATGGTACAACTAGAAGTACCACACTCACAGTAGATAATCAATTAGACATCGGAAATTTAACTATTACGGGCAATACCGTAAGTAGTACTATAAACACTATTTCATTTGCACCTTCAGGTGATGATCCTGTTGTATATCATTCAGTGCTAGACGTTGATGATATTAGAATTACAGGTAATACTGTTTCAACAACAAATAGCAATTCTAATCTTGAACTTAAACCAAACGGTTCAGGAACACTAGAATTACAATCAAGCACAAACATTACCGGTGACCTTTATGTTACAGGAAATGTAAATGCAGATGGAAACGTTACCATAGGCGGTAACATTACCATTGGTGACAGTTTAACAGACGAAATTCAATTTGTCGGTAGCATCAAGAGTGATTTAATTCCTGAATCAGACAATACTTATGATCTAGGATCAAGTTCATTTAGATGGAAAACTGCATATGTTAATGATCTTTTTGCAGATACTCTTAATGTTCCAACGCTAGACATTGGCGATATCTCAATAAGAGATAATGAAATTACAACTGGCACAGGACTAGACCTTTACATTAATGGTAACGGAACTGGTGGTGTTAGATTAGGAAATTTTAAAATTGTAGATAACGTAATTACAAACGTTTCAAACAATGCAATTACACAAATTGGTCAAACAGGTACAGGTTACTTTAAGATCGATACTACAAACGGATTTGTTCCTCCAAGAGGAACTGATGCAGAACGTCCTACCGCATATGCCGTATTAGGTATGACGAGATATAACACGAATTCGAAAGCATTGGAAGTATGGGATGGTACTGCTTGGGCTTCTCCAGCAGGTGCTACTGGTGCTGTTTCGGAAATTGTAGCAAATGACATTGCGGCATCATTTGCATTAATGTTAGGATAATTATAGTATGCCAACAGTATTCAAACACGCAGTTAATACAGACGTAGGGACAACACCCGTAGATGTTTTACAAATCGGTGCAGGTGTTAGAGCAACGGTAATTGGAATTAATTTAGCAAACACTACTGATTACGATACGGTAGTTGCAGATTTATTTGTGATTGATGAAAACTCAACGCAGGCCTATTATGTGCGAGGAATAACAATTCCGCCCAAGAGTACCATTAAGGTAATTACACAGGGCGAAAGGTTAATCTTGCCTGAAACTGCGGGATTGAGATTAGTGAGCGATACTGATAACAGCATTGATTCAACCATTAGTTATGTTGAGATATCATAAGGAGTAAGACATGCCAAGTACATATTATGTAGGAACAAGTCCAGATACAGCACTAGGTGATAGTCCTAATTATTTTTATGCTATTCGCAGAAACGCAGATGGTGAATTATTTTTGGTTAGAAGTGACCAATTAAGAGATAAGGATTCTATTACAATAAATGAACCAGGATCACCAAGCGAAAACTTTGAGGATTTAGAACCTGGAATTGATTATTTTGATGGAATTCAAGCAAACCACGAACCTGCTTTTGCAAACATTAAATATCCCCAGTACAGATGGGATGACAGAAGCATTTTGTATTACGTAGATGATGAAGGACAGTTGGTACAAAGAATTAATTATTCTTACAATTACCCAACTGGAATTTCAAGTTAGGATAAATTATGGCAGAGTTTAAAATAAGTCGAATTAGATATACCTGGAAAGGTGCATGGGGTCAATCAATAGCCTACCAAAGAGACGATGTCGTTTCTATTGGTGGATCAAGTTATGTCTGTCTCATAGGACATACCGCAGCAGCAAATTTTTACGATGATCTTTATTTTATTCCTCCGGGCGATACTGCTCCAACTCCAAGATGGGTAAAAATGACAGATGGCTTCTACTTTAGAGGCGACTGGCAAACTGGTACCGCATATGGCTTAGGTGATGTTATTGTAGAAGGTGGAAAACTGTATCTCTGCACAGTGGCACACACTTCACATTCAACGGCATTTAGAAATGATTCAAGCAATTGGACTACATTTGCAAACTCAGAAGGATGGGCTAATGAATGGGCACCAGCAACAAATTATGAAGTTGGCGATTTAGTAAGATGGGGTGGAATAGTTTATAAATGTAAATCCGGTCACCTTTCAAGTTCTAACTCACAAGGATTATATGGTCAAATATCATTCTGGGACAACTACATCATTAATGTTGAATGGGTTGATTTTTGGAGACCATCAATACTTTACAAGACTAACGACCTAGTAAGATACCAAGGTACTCTTCATAGATGTACTGATCCTCATACTTCAACAGCAACCTTTGATGCTACTAAATTTTCAGTTGAACTGCTTGGTAGTGAATATGAATCAACATGGAATTCAGACTCCTATTATGGAATAGGTAGCGTTGTTCAATATGGTGGATATCTATATCGTGCTAATTTTTCTCACTCTGCAAATGATTCAGGACATGATCCAATTAATTCAATCTATCAAGCAGAAGGAAATCCTGCTTGGTCAATACTATCCAAGGGAAATAACTGGAGAGGTGTTTGGTCAGCAGCCAATACATACAAGACTGGTGACGTCGTAAGACGTGGTGGTAACTTATATGTTGCTATCCTAGACACGGTTGATGACGGAAGTACTCTTGATTATCTGGATGCTTCTAACTGGGAATTAATTCTAGAAGGACAAAATTATGCTGGTACTTGGACTAGCGGCACAACATATTCATTGAATGATGTTGTTGTTTTCAAGGGTTCAACTTATAAATCAAACATTGAACACACAGCAGCAACTGATAACTTTCCTGGAGATAACGGTAGCGGATATAACTATTGGGATCTATTAATCCAAGGTGACGAATTTGGTGCGCTGGATACGCAGGGACAACTATTAACATATGGTTTAAGTAGATCCGAAGTTGGTGATGGATCAACGCTAGGAACTGTAGGATTAGAAATTGGTAACCAAGGACAGGTATTAAGTGTTACTCCAACTTCAACTACTGGCTACAGAACATTTGCACAACAACCTAGACAATTTTATGTGTCACCGAACGGAAGTGATGACTACGATTTACCGGTACCTCAATATATTAGAAAGGTAGTAACAACAACCTACAGAGAAATTCAACAACCATCAGGATTACCTACGATAATCATTAATGACGATGGCTATTATTATGTTGATGGAGAAAGAAATCCAGCCATAACATTAGAAAGAGGAAATGTTTATATATTTGATCAATCTGATGCAAGTAACAAACCACATCCTTTGTATTTCTCAGCAGATAATTTCAATGGATTACTTGCAGGCGGAACTGAATACGGTATTAATGTTACCTATAAGATTGAAAACGCAATAGTGAGTTTTGCAGATTATGTTGCATCGTTCTCAGGAGCAACACAGCGTTCAGTAGAAATTTATACAACATCAAATACTCCGACAACTGTCTGGTATGTTTGTTACAGTCATTTGAATATGGGTAATGCAATTACCTTAATTGACAATACAGCAAATATTGGTGGTACTCTTTTCAAACCATTTAGAACTGTTAGATATGCTCTAGAAAGAGCAGATGACGGATACACTGGAAACACTACCATTCATGTTGAAACAGGATTATTTCAAGAAACACTTCCTATGATTGTTCCGGCAAAGACTGTCGTTCTTGGCGCGGAATTAAGAAGCACAGCAATCAAGGCGGCACCAGCAGTCGCAGCCTTATCAGATGATGCACAATACACCATACTGTCTCTTACTAGAATTAAGAACTTAATGTCAGATGTATTGCAAGGAAATGCAATTACCAAATCAACCAGCAATGCAGAAAATCCTGTAGTGATTACAGAAGGCTCTGGTGGTCAAAAATTATTAGTTGATAGCAACACTGTAACTGCTGTTAGTGATTTGATTGATGATGCAATTCAGTACATTAATTTCTATGTGAATAGTACTGGAAGTGATGTTACTGTTACTAGTAACAATACAAAAATTACAAATCTTGAAAAACTAAACACTGTAAGAATGCTTCTAACTAATAGAACATTCTTTGAAAAAGAAGCAGTTGCATACATGCAGGACAACTTCCCTGACTATGCATTCGATGGAACACGCTGTGCTAGAGATATGAGAAAATTCATAGATGCATTTGCGTATGATGTTTCGTATCCAGGAAATTACAAAACAATAATGGCAGCAAGATTATACAAAAATGCTGTGTTGGGTTCTGCAGGCGAAGACATGTTCTATCTAAGAGATGCTACAGGATTAAGAAACTGTACCCTAACAGGACTAACGGGTGCGCTTAACCCACCAAATGTTTTTGATCTTTACAGAAGACCAACAGGAGGATCTTTCTGTTCATTGGATCCAGGTTGGGGTCCAGCAGATAATAGAACTTGGATTAACACACGTTCGCCATACATTCAAGGTGTTACCACAATTGGTACAGGATGTGTTGGTCAGAAGATTGATGGCTTCCTACACAACGGCGGAAACAAATCAATGGTGTCCAATGACTTTACTCAGGTATTGAGTGATGGTATTGGTGCATATGTTCTTAACGGTGGTAGAGCGGAACTAGTTTCAGTATTCACATATTACAATCAAGTAGGTTATCTAGCAGAAAATGGTGGTATAATCAGAGCAACGAATGGTAACTGTTCATATGGTAGATTTGGTGCAATTGCAGATGGAATTGACGACACAGAAACTCCAGCCACTGCCTCAGTAAATGGTAGAACTGGAGAAGCAACAGTTGATGGTGCATTTTCAGGAGATTTCTCAGGAACTATTAAACTTGTTGAATATCTAAATGCCGGCAATGACTACTACACTGCAACAGCATCCATAATTGGTTCTGGAGCCGGTGTCCAAGCGGTTATGGATGAATTCCGTGATAATGCCGTGTTTGAAGCAAGGTTACAGGATGCCAGCGATTCAACCATATTGGTTGGTGGTGGTGGATATGTTACCGTTGCTGGTAACGCACAGGTTAGTTTGTCCGGATTTGATGACACTCTTGGAATTACGATTAGTACTGCTGATAGCCAATCAGAACCTGCATACATTGGAATGAGAATTCTAATTACGAGTGGTACTGGTACTGGTCAGTATGGTACGATTACTGCATATAATATTTCTAACAAGCAGGTACTTGTTAAGAGAGAATCAGACGGAGTGGTAGGATGGGATAACGTGGTACCAGGAACACCTGCGGTAACACAGTTTGATACATCTACCTCGTATGTGGTTGAACCAACTCCACAATTTACTGCTCCTGAATATTCAGCAACCAACGTTGAAGTTGATACTAGTGCAACATGGAACGATGTCATATACTCAGAAACATCAAGAGTATATTCAAACGTTTCGGCTTCCCTAGGTACAGGAAGTGTTGTTGAGGATGATGGACTTGTGGCAACCGGTGCAAGATTTAATGTAACGAGATCAGGAAGAACATACACTGCCGTAACATTAGTCAATGGTGGTGCCGGCTATGCAGTGGGCGACTCGGTTACAATTAGTGGTGCTGCTCTTGGCGGTGAAGTAGTAACGAATGATGTTACCATTAAGGTAACGGCAATTTCCGATGATAGTACCAACTCCATAGTTTCATACACGTATTCAGGTTATCCTACTAGTGGAACTTTTATTGCGGTAGCAACAGGAAGTGCTACAGGACTTCGTTCAACCAATGGAGAAACATGGTCATCATTCACAATGCCAAGTGCAGGTGAGTGGTTCCTATCCAGAGGGAATAACAGAATTATTGCTGTAAGAGGTGGTACCACAAATGGTGCATATACTGATGATGGACTTACATGGACAAACACCACACTACCAGCAAGCACATTGTGGAACGGTGTTACATATGGTAATGGAGTGCATTTAGCAATTTCTAGTTCATTGACCAATACCGCTGCATACAGTATTGATAATGGAGAAACATGGACATCAACTACATTACCAACAATCGGTGATTCAACAAACAATGAATGGCAGAAAGTTGCATATGGTGCAGGAAAATTTGTTGTAGTTGCTAATTCAAATAACGTTGTTGCAACGGGCGAGTACAATAGTTCCACGGATACATGGACATGGGCCGGACACGTAATGGATGTGATTGACGATTCATCACAGAAAGATTGGATTGATGTTGAATATGGAAACAATAGATTCGTAGCAGTATCCACACAGGGAGATGTTGCTTACTCATTTGACGGAGAAACTTGGTATGGTGCAACTTTACCAACACAGGACGGTTCAACTGCACACAATTGGAGAAGAATCTCATACGGTCAGGGAGTATTCTTTGCTGTTGGTACCACGGGTGGTAGAGATGTTGGAGGAATACCAAACACTGGCGGTCCATCAACGTTTGCTGCAACATCATACGACGGTATAGTTTGGACAACTAGACTACTTGCCAGTGAAAGAAATTGGGAAGCAGTTGCTTTTGGTAATCCTTACATTCCGGGAGAAGATTCAACAGTCATTGGAAGAACAGGAACTTGGGTTGTGGTTGCAACAGGAAATAGATTCCAAAAAGTTCGTGCTGGTGCAACGGCAATGGGAAGAGTATCAATAACATCTGGTAGAATTGCCAAAATGAAATTATGGGAACCGGGTTCGGGTTACCAAGCATCACCCACTCTTACACTAGTTGATCCTTCGAATACATCGGATGCAATCTTCGACTGTAGAATTGGTGATGGTGTATTGGGACAACCAACATTCACAAACAGAGGTACAGGGTACAAATCATCAACGACAAGAGTTACAATAACAGGAAGTGGATATGCTGATACGTATGCTGTTGGTAAATTTGTTACAGTAAAAGGATTAGTATCTTATCCAGGTCCTGGTGCTCAGCTCACATTCAATGGTGAGGATCAGATATATACCATGGTAAGCATCACTGAACTTGGTGAAAATTATCTAGGCGAAACTGGTTTCTCAGCAACCTTAAGAGTATCACCTCAAATTAAAGTAAGAGACAATTTTGGTCATGATACTGTTCTAACAATTAGAGAGCAGTATTCACAATGTAGAATTACTGGACACGATTTCCTAGATGTGGGCACAGGAAATTTTGAGGAAACCAACTATCCAACATTATATGCAACTGGATTATACACACCTGCTCCTGAAAACGAAGTTATTGAGGAAACAGGCGGTAAAGTGTTCTATACATCCACTGACCAAAGTGGTAACTTTAGAACTGGAGAATTATTTGCAGTTGAACAGGCAACGGGTATCGTTACAATTAGTGCTGATTTCTTTGACTTATCAGGATTGACAGAACTAAGACTTGGCGGTATTAGAGTTGGTGGTTCGGGTGTTATCATTAGAGAGTTTTCAACGGATCCTTTATTCACTGAAGACTCACCTAACATCATACCAACACAGAGATCTATTGCTGCCTACTTGGCTAATAGATTAAGCATCGGTGGATCGGAATTAACAACGACAAGTTTTATTGCAGGTAATGTGTTGGTAGGACCAGCATTAATTAACAACGTGTTATCAACAGCGGTAAGATTGCCAAAAGTGGCAAAATTTGAGGGAGATAAAGCACAGATAGACGGATCAATACTGGCACAATCAATGTTCCATAGATCTTTCGACAATGGGTTTTAACAACTAATATATGATAAATAAATGCATCGGAGTCAAAAATGGCAGAATTTAAACTAGGTAGAATTAGATTTGTATGGAAGGGCGACTGGACAGGTGGCACTACATACTATAAAGACGACGTAGTAAGATACGGCGCACGCACATATATCTGTGCTGTGGGACACACAGCAGATTCAAGTTTCGGAACGGATTTAAATTACAGTCCAACTAAGTGGAATCAGATGACTGATGGCCTAAATTGGGCTGGTGATTGGGCAACTTTAACTGCGTATAAGATTAGAGACATTGTAAAATTTGGCGGACTCCTATATATTGCCACTGCTGAGCATACAAGTACTACCGATCTTAACACAGATATTGCCAACTGGGATGTATTTGCAGAAGGTTTTGAATGGAAAGGCAACTGGGCAACCTCGACTACCTACAAGGTTGGTGACGTTGTAGCATATGGTGGTGTTGTATATCGTGCAAACGCTTATCATGCTTCAACAACATTCAGTTCAGACAGTTCAAATTGGGATACATTCTCAACAGGATTTAGATACAGAAGTGATTGGGCACAAACAACTGCTTATGTTCCTTACGATGTTGTAAAATATGGTGCAGGATTATACCTAACTACAATAGATCATACTTCAACTACAAGTTTTGCAACTGACGAACCAACAAAATGGGAAAAGATAGTCAAAGGATTTGAATTTATCGGTGACTGGAGCATTGGTGTAGATTATAAAATAGGCGATGTGGTTAGATACGGTGGTAACCAATACGTTGCTCTACAACACGGTGCAGGACAAACTCCTTCAACAGCATCAGCATATTGGTCATTATTCACAGAAGGTTTTGACTGGCAGTCAAATTGGTCAGTAAATAATTCTTACAAGATTGGTCAAGTAGTAAAACAAAACGGTTACACTTATGTTGCACAGGCTGATTCAACATCAGTTGCAACTACTGCGACAGCAACAACTGTTACCACAAACATAATAACGATTGGTGACACTACTGGAATGTCTCCAGGCATGTCGATTAAATTTACCGGAACATCATTCGGTGATCTAAGCACAAGTGCATCATATTTTATTAAGACTGTTGATAGTGGAACTCAAATAACAATTACAGAAACACTAGGCGGAGCAGTAAAAGTTCTGTCAAATGCTACAGGAACACTAACAGTAAATGCTAACTGGCCTTTAACAAATGTAACTTATTGGTCAGGTTTAGGAACAGGATTTAGTTGGCAAGGTGACTGGACTGACGATACAAATTACGCAATCGGTGATGTTGTCAAGTTCAATGCCAATGCTTATATCTGTATCAACTCTCATAGATCAGAAGGCGACGATGGATCAACGATTGGTGAAGCAGGCGGTGGAGCGGACAACTCAAGACCAGATCAGGATGTAACTGGTACATACTGGAACATTCTAAACATTGGTAGCGAAACATCAGTTTTAACTACAACAGGTGATTTGGTTTATTATGGTGGAGCAGGTCCTACAAGATTACCAATTGGTGTAGAAGGACAAGTTTTACAAGCAGGCGCAAGTTATCCTGAATGGGTTTCATTAGGACAAACGGATCACGTTTATTACGTGGCAACCTATGGACAGGATAGAGCATTTCCACTAAGTGGTGGTACGATTGACTCTCCTTGGAAATCAATTAGATATGCATGTATGCAGGTCGAAAATGGTCCAAGAAATCCTAACTCAAAAAAATTATTAGAATTAAACAGACAGTTCATTCAAAGAGAAGTTACAGAATGGATTGATTATCAGGTTAATTACTATACAAACACAGTTCCAACACCAGCAAGCATTTGGTACAACTTTACCTATGACGATGTAAAATGTGAAAGAGACACAGGATTTATCGTTGATGCGGTAATGTACGATATCAGCCATGGCGGTAATATCAAAACAAGAGGTGCTGCAAACAGTTATGTTGGTGCGCTAAGTGAATCAGAAGTTGAAGCATATCCAAATCTAAGTGCAGAAAAAGATCAAGACGTTGCTGCATTTGAATACATGAAAGAAGTTGTTCAGGCTGTTCTAAATAACACGGCACCTGCAACAAACTATCAGGACACTAACGGCGATAACTCAACTGCAAAAGTTTCACAATATATTGATTTAAATTACACTGCTGAAACAGGTGTTTATACAACTATTGCTTCATTGGTAACAATAGTTCAGAATGCATTAACAGATGGTGATGCTTCGAGAGTTCCAGCAAGATACGCTCCAACTAATCTTATTAAGGTTGGAACAGGACGCTATAATGAAACACTTCCTATCATAGTTCCTGAACAAACAGCGGTACTAGGCGATGAACTACGTTCGACAAATATTCGACCAAGTTCTGGATCAACCAACATCGAGGATGCAAAATATTCTATCGGTGCTCTTGGTAGAATGGAAGCAATCATTGGTGATATCATCCTTGGTAATGACGTTACTGAAACAACTGGTAACACTGCAACTCAGAGCAGATCATTTCCATATGCTGATACAACACAAGTTACAGAAGTTACAAGATTAGTAAGAACAATTCAACATAATATTGACTTTAGACTAGGTACTCTTGCTCTAAATAACAATACTGATCCTACTACCTATAACAGTTCATATCTTGCAGGATATGGCGATGCTAGAAAGAACATTAAAGAAAATAAAAAGTTCTTTCAAGAGCAAGTTAAGGCATACTTGGACACAAACTATTCAACAATAAAATATTCTAGAACAAAATGTAAGCAGGATGTTGGTTACATTGTTGATGCTCTTGTTTATGATTTAACATACGGTGGTAACAAGGAATCAATCAATGCAGGACTTGCATATTTTGATGGTCCTGCCGGCCCACTTGCTATTGATTCTACGGAAAAAACAGCGACACTTGCTGCTTACAACTATTTGAAAACTATTATGAGTACTGCTGCTAACAGCGGTACAGTAACAAGTAATCAAAACGTGGTAGCACAGTATGACAGCGGTACTGCTGGAAGCGCAGCAGCAATTACGTTGATTGAAGATAATATGGATATTATCTACAACATCATTAACGGCGGTTCAACTTCAGCACCAAACATTACTGTAACAGACATCACTGGAACAGATACTATGGTAACTGGTTCAGCACACGGATTAGGTGTTGGTGATTCATTCACACCAAGAAGTACAGCAAATGGTGTAACATCTGGTGTTAAGTATTGGGTAACTGTTATTTCATCAAGCACAGAATTTAAAATTAGTGCTACACTAGGCGGATCAAATGTAACTCTTACAAACGGTTCGGGCTTATCAATTGTTGGTGACGTTGTTGATCATCCGTTGGCACAAAACGGTACTTCATCCACAACAACATTAATTGGTGCAGGTGAAGCGTTAGATGCACAACAAGAAACATTGGTTACTGCAACAACAAATTATATTACAACAAACTATCCAAGTTTGTCATACAACAGTGCTAAGTGCGAAAGAGATACTAGATTAATTCTTGAAGCAGTTGCATTTGATGTTATGCTAGGCAGCAATTATCAAACACTAAAAGCGGCACATGCATATCTAAGATCAACAGCGAGTGATGTATATAATCTTAGCCAAAAGGCAGCAACGATAGCAGCGTTCCAAAATTTAGGTGATACTGTTTCTGGAGATGCAGCAACATACCTAAATAGTGTATCGTCTGCGGCTTCGACTGTTGCTACATTGTTTAAATTATTAAATGATATAATTTACAGCGGTTCAGACGAAGGTACTAGATGTGCTGCTGAGAGTAGAAATACTCATCATGCAATCCTACAGATTGAAAGAAACAGAGACTACATTGTTTCTGAAATTAATGCATACATCGCTGACACTTACTCCGATACTGTAACTGCTTCAGCGGCATCA